TTCCCAAGCACTGTCAAGTTTTTTATATTTATTATATCTCATCCATACTCTATTTGAATACATAGGTAATCCGTACATTTTATTCATAGCGGTGCATATAATTTTCCCCCCTGTGCTTTCTGAACCATCAGCAGTAGAGTCTCCTTGTGTACTATCATCATCTGAATCATCACCTACAGTACTAGTTGAGCCATCATCAACATCTGCTACAGGGTCATCATCAACAACACTAGTTGGCTCATCTACATCTGCTACAGGGTCGTCATCCACAATACTAGTTGGGTCAGTAACCTCTACGTCTGCTACAGGGTCGTCATCAACAATACTAGTTGGGTCATCTACATCTGCTACAGGGTCATCATCAACAATACTAGTTGGTTCATAGCTAGGTATTCCTAAACTATTAGCATAATTTGTATATGCATTTTTACCTTTTCCTGACATATTATCAAATTCATCTTGAGATACAGGACCTCCATAATATCCTGTTTCTGCTGATACAGACATAGCATTTGCAAAACTAGCAAAGCTATCATAACTAGGTACACCATTAGATGTTGACATATTCCCGTTTTCATCTACTGCTATACCTGCAGCATTAAATGTTCCACCTGTAGCTACATCTACAGAACCTGGATTATATCCATAACTAAAAGTTGGAGTTACCCCACCTAACATAGATGCTACATCAGTTAAACCTTTACCATAAGCCTGTTGTGATAATTGGTCAAAATTACGTTCAGGTCCTAAAGGACCAGTAACTCCCGGAAGAGCACCCATTTCTTTAGCCGCAGCAATTTTATCATCAGTTAGTGCTTTACCTAATAAACCGCCTATAATACCACCAATAGGTCCTAACATAGCAGTGCCTAACACAGAACCTGCTATAGATTTACCTTTGCCTGTGCTAAAAAAATCAGTCACACTTTTTTTACCACCTGCAGTATTTGAAGCTATTTCAGAAACTCTAGTTGTTTTAACTCCTGGTGAAGTATCATCCCCACCATCTGATTCATCTCTAACTCTAGTTGTAGGTGTGGTTGGTCTATCGTCTGTTGGTGGCTTTGCTTCTTCTTTATATTCAGTATATCCTGCAGGTATAGGATAAATAGGTTTACCATTTACAAAAGGTATATATAATTCTTCACCTTGTTCATTTGTATATCTTCTTGTTTCAGTTTTTTGTAATTGACCAAACTCTGCACCTATGTAATCTCTAAATGATATTGGCTCTTGATAGGAAGGCGGAGTATATGTAGGTGTTCTATATTGTTGAGCAAAGGGTATACTTACATTTTGTTGAGGCGTAGCAAAAGAAGATTGTATCTGTTGCTGTCCTTGAGCCGGAGTAAATTGTACACCTTGAGTTTGTGGTCTTTGATAGCCTGGAACATTACTAGGCTGTAATACTTGAGGTGCTTGTATAATAGGTTGCTGCACCATGCCACCTTCTTGAAATTGTGGTTTAAATGGTAAATCATCAGACATAATAGCTTGGTCTGAATTTCCCATTTGACCCATTTGCTCCATGGTTTTTAAACCACCTTTAGCTTGTTGCCTTAACTTCATTAGTTTTTCTAAACCATGATATCTAACAACATCTGCAGGTAACACAAACTCACCCTCACTTAACTGTGCAGGTATATCATCTCTAACTTCTTTTTGAGTAGAACCAATAGGTACTTGATTTTTTGATATAGGGTCTGTTGTATCTCCTTGGTCTTTTAAACCACCGAGTTCAAACATTTCCATTTGTGTATTTATAGGTTTTTTAGCCATTGTCTTTATTTACCTCATCTCTCAAATATTTTAGTCTACGTAAAGCTGCTATTGCACCTTGAGTTCTGTATACAACAACTGTATCTTCTGTTTGCTCTATAGCTTTATGATGTTGTTCTATTAAAGCATCTAAGTACTTATTGAGTTGGTGCTGGTGGCTGACTAGGGGTTTGAGGTTGCCCAGTATTTGCTTGTCCATTTCCGCTAAATCCTTGTTCATTTGGTTGAGGTGCTTGACCTGTTCCTATTGTTCCTCCACCTGCTCCTGTAGGGTCCATTGGATTTGCTCCTGCTGGAGCTTGTCCTTGAGGGGGTGGCGGTCCTTGAAATTGTTTTAATAACTCTGCTTGTAAAACAGCTTCATCCATATTGTTTGTAACTTTTGAAGGGTCTAAATCCATAGCCTTGGCTATTTCTCTAATAATATAATTAAACTTTGCAAACGGAGCAAGAGAAGGATTAGATGCAGTTTGTAAAAATTGCATTAACCTTTGACTACGTACTTCATTAGCCATAAGACTTTCTGTACCACGTGCATAAACTTCTAAGTCACCTCTTATTTCAGGATTAAAATTAAATTGCATATTAAATCTAAACAAACCCTCACCTAAAGGTTTAAGTAAATAATCATCTACGTTTTTAATAACTGTTTTAATACTACCACTTGCTGCATTCATTAACATAGATATACCTGACGCAGTTCTACCTACACCTGACACACCTGTTTGTCCATGAGAAAACGATGGAAGCCCTGTACTTTCATCAGCTAATTGTCTAGCTTTATCAAACAACTGTAAGTTTTCGCCAGACACATTAGGAAACTTAGTACCAAATATTGCTTGACCTGGAGCACCCCCTTGTCTTCTAAACACTTTACCTGGGTAAACAGATAAATCTTGTCCTGGTACTAAGTTTGTCTCGTCTACTTCTATTAGTAAATTTCCAGATAACACAGCATTATCAACTGCCATTCTCATAAAACCATTCATAAGAGTTTGTGTATCATCCATATTTTCTGCTAAACCCACACCAAAAAATGAATATGGGTTTAATTCATATGGTGCAGCCATATAAGGTATCTTAGCAGGTTTAAATGGATTTAAAACTACTCTTAATAATCTATCACCAGAAACCCATGCATTAATTTGTAATTCTTCTACATCTTTTAATTCTTTTGGTATGTCAACTCCTTGTTTCTCAAGTAGCTCAGTATCTATCATACCCCAATATTCAAAAACTTCAAAGCGGTCTATATCATTTTCATGATTATAATCTTGTAAATCATCTTCCCAATATTTTTTAGTGTAGTTTTCACCTGCTGTTATTACCTCTTCAATAACATTATCTCTAAAAAAGGGTCTTCTTTTTAATGCTCTTAAATCAGACCTAGACATTTTATGTCTTTCAATAACGTACTGAGCTTCTTCTATACTAGTGCTATCAGGGTCAGGATAAAAATTCCAAACAGATACATGGCTAACTTGTGGTATTGTTTTAAATACAGGTGAATACTCTCCTTCTTCATCCCAATTAGGATATTCTTTATCTACAGCAAAAGGTCCTTTCATAACACCTGTACCAAATAAAGCCATTTCAAAAGCAGTACTTCTAAGATGTTTATTTGCATGTGATTCTTGCAACTGGTCCATAATTTGTTTTTCCATGGACTTAGCTGCAATCATAGCAGGACTAAAAGTTATCGCTGAAGGAGTTTTACCACTGCCTTCTTTAAGGTTTTCAATGTTTCCAAGCTTTTCTTCCAGAGGACCAAGCATCTCTTGTAGAGTTTGTGCTGTAGCTCCAGCAGGTAATTCTTTACCATCACCGTTATAACCATATGGAGATTCCATATTGTCCGAATCTTGTTGGTTACGTAATTGTTCAGGTTCTTTAGGGTCGAAAGAAACATCTTTTGCTACTCCTTCTGGTAGTTCAGTTGGCTCTATACTAATAGGAAATTTATTTCCTGCAAATAAAACATCAACTATTTGCCCATAAGCAGCTAATGTTTTTGTTTTAGTTATCTTAATAAATACTCTAGATTTTTCAGCTTCAGTAAATTGTACATCAGGACCATAGATACCTCTGTAGTTCCTATAAGCACGAACCCATCTTAATTCATCTTCGTATCTATAGTCTTCTGATTTTTTAAACTTAGACATAACATGATTAGCTATACCTTTTACTTCAGTATCTGTTACATTAGAATCTTCTGTATCTTCCAATGCTATTGCATCATCTTCTATATTTATTTCTTCTTCAGCCATATTAATATCCAAACGTTGAATCTGCTACAGGCATATTACCAGAAGGTCTGCCATGTGGGTCGTAATCAAATATACTAAATCTAGGTCTTGACATTATACCATACCTTAAAGCATCATATAAATGGTCTTCTGCTTTTGTGTCTACATCTTCAGGATTTTTTTTATCTAAAGGTATAGATGGTAATTGTGAAACAATATTAGTACAACTATTAAAAAATACTATTCTAGGTTCTTCTGTATATTCGTCTACTTGCAAACGTCTGTGTATCTCGTTTTTACCTGATACACGACTACCTTTACTTCTATCTGAAGGTCTCCAACGACACCCTCTTTGTATCATCTGTTCTGCTAGTGAAGGTCCTGTATCTCCACGTTTATGCCATAAAGAACTATCTAATACACCATACTTTATATTACCATCTTCAGCCTCTAACTCAGTTATCCTATCTGCCAAATCTGTGGCAAGGACTTTGCTAACATAGAGTTCTCTGTAGACAATAAGTTGTTCAGATGGCGAGACAGCAAACCATAACACACCACTATAAGAACCATAACCATAATCACAAGCCCTAAATTTGACCCAATTACTAGGGATGTGAAAAGGCTCAACAACATGAATATCACGATTAAACTCCGTAAAAGCGGCACCTTCTTTAATATCCCAATCGCCTTCAAGTAATTGCCTACGTTGTTGCTCTGGTAAGGAAAGCAACATTGCTTCGTAATCACCTTCTCTAGATAAATACGGATTGTCAAATAATCTCGCAGGGATAAATTTCCTTTTAAATAATGCTTGTCCAGCCTTGCTATGTCCTGCTGGATACTTGAGTACTTCCCCGGTCTCAATATCTGTTGCATCAAATGCCTTTCCATATGCTGATGGGTCAATAAACATTTTCTTAACCCAGCCATGCCCAGGACCTCCTGGGTTTGTAGTGGCTCTCATATAGATTGGCAAATCTGCCGATGCTGTTCTCAAACGTGAACGCATGTAGTTCCATGAAAATGGAGTTGCCCACTGCGTTAATTCATCAAACCCTATCCAACTAAATGCCAATCCTTGATATCTTAATACGTCATCATCTCTGTCAAGGTATGACATCCACAATCTAGCACCTGATGGTGCTACCCATTGCATCTTTCTCTCTGACCATTTT